CGCGCTGCAATGCGCCAAGCTGAGAAGACGCTACGCGACATTAGCTCGTCTGCATCAGAGAGGTTCGACAGCAAGATAAACAGCGTCGATGCCAAGCTCGATGCCCTAGAGGCCCGGTTAAACAAGACGCTACAGCGCGCCCTTGACAACCCATTGCTAAAATAAGGAACGTAGTATGGCACAGAAGAAACTACAGAAAGACTCAAAGCACAACGACCTTGATCTCGACGGCGACGGCGTTGTTAGTGATTCGGAATTAGCGGCGGTGGAGGCTCTGGAAAAACACGAGAAGGCAGACGCGCAGCGTCGTATGGCGTGGGTAGCCATGCTGTCTATGATCTTCTTTACACTTGCAGTCTTTCTTCCAATCTTCCCAGATGGTAGGATTAAAGCGTTATCTGACTTGTTCGGCTTGTTCTATATCGGCCAAGCAGGTGTTGTCGGAGCCTATATGGGTATGACAGCATATATGTCGAAGGGTAAATAATGCTCAAGATATACGCGATTATTGTAGTTGTTGGTTTCGTAGGCAGTTCTGCTTATGGTGCTTACTACTATTACAAAGACAGTCAGCAGCGTATTCAGATACTGACCGAGAACACAGCCAAGCTGGAGACGGCAAAACTTATCCAAGATGATACAATTAACACTTTGATTGAGGACCGAGACCGGTTTGCGGAATTAACCAGCGAGCTACAGACGAACCTCAACAAGGCGAACGTGTATAAGGATGTTTTAATCAGCAAGCTGAGAAAGCATGATTTGGCGGCACTTAGTTTGAAAAAACCGGGTTTGGTAGAGGGTAAGATAAACAATGGCACAGCAAAATTGTTCCGCTCGCTGGAAGTTCTTTCCGGCGCTGTTGCTCCTGCCCCTGCTGCTAAGTAGCTGCACGAGCTTCAAGGACATACTGCCGGTCACAATAAAGACCGTTGAGGTTGAGCGTCAGATACCCACGCAGAACCGACCTCGCCCTATGTCTTTAAACGACATACACTTCTATGTTGTTACCGAGGATACGTTCGAGGAGTTCCGGCAGAGGTTCGTTGCAGAGAACGGAGACTTTTTGTTTTACGCACTAAGCGTGCGAGACTACGAGACGCTAGCTTTGAACATGGTTGAGATTAAGCGGTTCCTAGAACAGCAAAAGCAGATTATAATTTACTATGAAAAAGCCGTGAAGCCGAAAGACAATCAAGAAAAGGGTATGTAGCAAATGGCTAATGAACCGACTTCCTTAATAGATGGAGGAATGCCTTCCGGAGGAATGCCTCTTGGTGGGCTGTCCGATCAAGAGATCGAAGTAGAGGAAATTGAAGATCCTACTGAGATGATTGAAGAAGAAGACGGTTCGGTTGTTTTGAATTTTGGCAATCAGTTTGAATCGATGATGGGGGAAGAACTTCAAACTGATCCCGACGCAAATCTTGCGGAAGTTTTGGACGAACGTGAGTTGATGGATATCAGTTCGGAACTGATGGGTTATTACGAAGACGACAAAGCTGGACGGCAAGAGTGGGAAGACGCTTATACTGAAGGTCTTGATCTGCTTGGTCTTAAATATGAGAACCGAGATCAGCCGTTTAGGGGTTCTAGCGGCGTCACCCACCCCGTTATTGCTGAAGCGGTGACCCAGTTCCAAGCGCAGGCTTACAAGGAGCTCCTTCCAAGTTCTGGACCAGTACGAACCCAGATTATTGGCGCGACGACACCTGAAGTAGAGCAGCAATCTCATCGTGTTCAGGAGTTCATGAACTTTCAGATCACTCACGTTATGGATGAGTACGATCCGGAGATGGATCGCCTTCTGTTTTATCTCCCCTTAGCCGGGAGCGCGTTTAAAAAGGTTTACTTTGACGATATTTTAGATCGAGCGGTTTCTCGTTTCGTTCCGGCAGATGATTTAGTTGTACCGTACAACGCAACGGACCTTTCTTCGGCCTCGCGTGTCACTCATGTCATTCGGATGAACACGAATGACGTAAGAAAGAACCAGGCTGCTGGCTTCTACCGCGACGTGGACATTTCAGCTTACCAAAGCGACGACGAAGTTCGTGAAAAGGAGCGTAGTCTCTCCGGAATTGAGCGAACAGGCGGCGATGATCAGGATTGTACCCTTTTAGAGGTGCATACCGATCTTGACCTCCTTGGTTTTGAGCATGTTAGCCCTCTTGATGGCGAAGAGACCGGAATTAAGCTCCCCTACATCGTGACTATAGACGAGGGAAGTCAGAAGGTTCTGTCTGTGCGACGAAACTGGAACGAGGGCGACGAGTATTACAAAAAAATACAGTACTTCTCGCACTATAAGTTCCTTCCGGGCTTAGGTTTCTACGGATTTGGGCTTCTCCACATGATTGGTGGTCTCGGACGATCCGCCACATCTATTTTGAGGCAACTTATTGATGCAGGTACTCTCGCTAACCTTCCTGCTGGCTTTAAAGCTCGCGGTATTAGGATTCGTGATTCTGACGAGCCTTTGTCTCCTGGCGAGTTTCGCGATATTGATGTTCCCGGCGGTGCTTTACGAGAAAGTATTATGCCTCTTCCCTACAAAGAGCCCAGCCAGACGCTGATGTCTCTTTTAGGGTTTGTCGTGGATGCCGGTCGTCGCTTTGCAGCTATTGCAGACTTGCAAGTAGGGGACGGAAACCAGCAGGCAGCGGTTGGAACCACGGTAGCTCTTTTAGAGCGTGGTTCTAAGGTGATGTCAGCCATACACAAGCGCCTGCACTACGCACAGAAGCAAGAGTTCAGGATGCTTGCTAGAGTGTTTGCTGAGTCACTTCCACCCATGTACCCGTATGATGTGTATGGCGCCGAAGCTTCGATTAAACAGACTGATTTCGATGATCGTGTAGATGTTATTCCGGTATCGGACCCAAATATCTTTTCAATGTCGCAACGTCTTGCACTTGCCCAGACACAGCTTGAGTTAGCTCAGTCAAACCCGCAAATGCACAATCTTCATGAGGCGTATCGTCGTATTTATGAAGCGATAGGCGTTACTAACATTGAAACGTTACTTCCTACGCCACAGCCGGCTCAACCAACTGATCCGGCAATTGAGAATGCTAAGTCTATCATTCAGGAGGCTTTGCAGGCTTTTCCGACGCAGGATCACGACGCGCACATGACGGCGCACATTATCTTTATGAAGACACCTATAGCGGCTTCTTCTCCCCCTATCTTTGCTCTTTTGCAGGCTCATCTTTGTGAACATGTTGCGTTCAAAGCTCGAGGTGTCGTTGACGCTGAGATGCGGTCCATGATGGAGCAGGCTATGCAGACGGGTCAGCAGCCTCCGCCGGTTGACGTAGAGGCAAAGGTTGCCGAGCTTATTGCTCAGTATACTGAAGAGGTCATGTCAACTCTAATGCCGCCACCGGAAGGGGAAGTAGATCCTCTAGTGGAGCTTCGTTCTAAGGAACTGGACATCAAAGCGGCAGATCTACAGCGTAAGACGAAAGAGTTTGATCAGCGCCTGTTGTTTGATATTGAGAAAGAGGAAGCTAAGGAAGAGATGTCCGCAGAGAAGATTGATTCTCAGGAGGATATTGCCCTACTACGTGCCGAGGTTAACCGTGAGCGGATTAATCAAGGAACACCGGGACGAGGTAACTAGAGATGGCCAAGAACATGGCCCATTACTTTAAGGATGGAACTAAGCATCCCGGTGGGACACACAAGATGCCCAACGGCGATCTTCATAGTGGATCTACACACGGCGATAAAAGCAAAAGGCTTTATCACTATTCGCAGTTGCCGTCTGCTTCCGCGAAGAAGAAGGCTAGGAAGGGGGCGTGATGTTTCACGTGAAACAATATGGCGATTAGACGCACTACTAAAGGCAACGGCGCCAACTATCGTAAGACCAGCGAGGGTGCTGGGATGACGAAGAAGGGCGTTGATGCTTATCGCAAGGCTAATCCGGGGTCTAAGCTTAAAACAGCGGTTACGGGGAAAGTTAAGAAGGGCAGCGCGGCTGCCAAGCGTCGTAAGAGCTATTGCGCTAGATCGGCAGGACAGTTGAAGAAAAGTTCTGCCAAAACTAAGAACGACCCTAACTCACGTATTCGTCAGGCAAGGAAAAGGTGGAAGTGCTAATGTCTTTATATGAGAATATAAACAAGCGTAAAAAAGCCGGAACATCTCGTTCTAAATCGAAAAGTACGATTAGTGATAAGGCGTATTCTGAAATGAAAGCTGGATATAGGTCCGGCGGTATGGTTGAACAAATGTCCGAACAGATGGACGTTTCTAAAAAAGAGGCAGGTGGTCTTATGAAAAAGGCAAAGAGTATGAATGATGCCGAAGGCATGAACATGGGTGGCATGAAGCGCCGGCCAATGCCTGCCCCAGGAATGGGCGGTTATGAAATGAATATGGCTGACGGCGGTATGGCCCGTATCAAGGGCGCTCCTCCCATTCAAGTGAAGGGCCTTACTTATAACGATAACAGTGGAAAGGGGACTTTCTGATGGCTGGAAATATATCTGATGCGGATCGTGCTCGCGCGATGATGCAGATAACTGACTTTGAAAGAGAAGCTATAGCAGAGGGTAGAAATATATCCGATGAAGATCGCGCCCGTGCTCGCGCGATGGCGGCAAAAGCGAGAAGAGATAAACAAATAGAAAATCTACTAGCAGAGGGTAGAAATATATCCGATGCAGAACGCGCCCGTGCAGCAGAGAAGTACATGAAGCGCAACGATGGTGGCATGGCAATGTCCGGTCGCGGCAAACCTGTGAGGACTTTCTGATGGCAGAAGAAATTGATGTAATGTTTGGCCCAGACAAACGAACCCCTGAAGGTGGTGTTTCCGATTCCAGGGTTGTTGAAGCATTAGGAATCTCAATGTCAAATCCCACAGGAACTGAAACAGACAACTATGATCGTTCTATTTCTGCAAGAGTTCTTAAAATGGCCACGCCAGAGCAGAAAGCCATGGCTCGTGATCAGCTGGGTGTTCCGGAAGATATGAACATGGGTGGTATGATGCGCGATGAACTCGGTTACATGGGCGGTGGAATGAGTTACAGCAAGCGCGGCCCTGTCAAGTATTCCAAGGGCGGTGCCATTAAAGGCAAGAATTTTAAGGGGTCTTACTGAAATATGTCCGACCCAACGACCTTTGCTTACAAATTATTGAGAGCAATACAAAGTCGCATAGAACTCACCCAAGACGCTATTCTACATGGTACGCCTAAAGACATGGAGTCTTACAGGCATCTTACAGGAGAGCTTCAAGGGCTAGAATTTACTGAACGGGAGATAAAGGATCTCCTGCAAACCACGGAGGAAGAATGACCAAAACTTTATACGTTCCAGACCACGTAGTAGAGCCTCAGAAAGAAACACTAAAGAATTCCGCATCGTCTGCCTACATAGATAAAAGTGAGAAAGTGCTCGACCCCTCTCTTGTCAGCAAGAATTTGAAAGAGAGACTGCCCCAGCCTACAGGCTGGCGCTTACTTGTGATGCCATACATGGGTAAAGCTGCAACTGAAGGGGGTATTCTTATTCCCGACGCAGTTAGAGACCGAGAGGCTTTAGCAACAGTGGTTGCTTATGTCTTGAAGGTGGGTCCTCTGGCTTACCAGGACTCTGCGAAATTTGGCGACCTTGGAGATCGTAGTTGGTGTAGCGAAGGCGATTGGGTGTGTATCGGAAGATATGCAGGCGCCCGATTTAAGATTGAAGGAGGCGAGGTCCGCGTCATTAATGATGACGAGGTTATTGCTACAATTCTTGAGCCTGATGACATTAAACATATTTAGAAAGAAGACATAAACCATGGAGAAGAACCATGCCTGAAGAAACTAAAATTGACGTAGGAGACACCGAAGAAGATTCGGTTGATGTTAAGCTTTCGTCAGATCAAGTCGATGAGTCTAGTTCGGATGATAATTCCGTTGAAGTCTCTTCGGAAGATTCAAACGAGGAGCTTGAAGAGTATAGCGCGGGTGTTAAAGGCCGCATTAACGAGCTCACCAAACGTTTTCGCGAGGAAGAGCGCCAAAAGCAAAGCGCAATTCAGTACGCGGAGAATATCCAGAAGGAAAATGCGAACTTAAAAACTCGTATGGACGCTTTGGACAAGGGATATATTGAGCAGTTCGAAGGAAGAGTTTCAAGCGAACTTGAAACCGCGAAACGCGTTCTTCGAGAAGCCCATGAAACTGGAGATGTAGACAAACTTGTTGATGCTCAAGAGGCATTGGCTGATTTGTCTTTGCAAAAAACCCAAGGTAGATCGCCGCAGGATCGCTCCGTTGAAGTTCCGCAACCTCAAGAAATCCCACCTCAAGCAGCCCCACCTCAAGCTTCCGCCGACCCAAAAGCGGAGAGTTGGGCGTCAGATAATGACTGGTTTGGCCAAGATGAGGTTATGACATATGGTGCTTTCGGCATCCATCGTCGTTTGGTAGAGGATGAGGGGTTTGACCCTAGTTCAGATGACTACTATGCTGAACTTGACAATAGACTTAGAACTGAATTTCCAAATAAGTTTGATTTAAAGTCTAAGTCTAACGGGGGAAGAAAGGTTGCGTCAGCTGAATCTTCCGCATCCCGCAAGAAAAGTGGACGGAAAACTGTGCGGTTAACCTCTTCTCAAGTAGCTATAGCTAAGAAGCTAAATGTGCCGCTTGAGGAATACGCAAAATATGTGAAGTGAGGGAATAACCATGACTATTGAGAACACATCTCGCGAGAAGTCTACGAGAACGCCTAGAGCCAACCAAACTCGTGCAGGGCAAGCACGCAGAGAACCTTGGAAGCCCCCGTCCATGTTGGACGCGCCGCCGCCGCCAGATGGTTACAAGCATCGGTGGATCAGGTCTGAAGTAATGGGTTTTGATGACCGTAAAAACGTAGCAGCACGATCTCGAGAGGGATGGGAACTGGTACGTGGTGAAGAATACCCAGACTTTGAGGTCCCGACCGTTGAAGATGGTAAACATGCTGGTGTAATAGGCGTAGGTGGTCTTTTACTTGCAAGGATTCCGCTTGAGATTGTTGAAGAACGCGACGAGCATTTTCGTGGCATGACACGCAATCAAATGGCCGCTGTTG